AGGGGTCACTCTTAAGAAGAAAACTAAGAGAAGACAAATATAGAGAAGATAACAAGAGAGCTATTAAGCTCCCTAAAGATTGGAAACCTTCGGATCGTTTGCTTGAGATGTTTGATGACAAGTGGCCTGACGTTGATCAGGCGTTTGAGGTTGACCAGTTTCAGACTTATTGGTGGTCTACGGGTAAGGCAAAACTTGATTGGGATATGACTTTTCAGAATTGGATGGGTCGTGTTCAGAAAAGGTCTGCGGGTGCTGGGTCTTCTGCTGCCAGGTTGAGGGCTGAAGCGCTTGCTGAGATGGAAAGGGAAAACAATGCGTGAAGCGTGTTCGATTTGTGGTCTTTATTCGCGTTCAGGTTTTGACCATGAAGAGTGTTTTGAGTCGGCAACTGTAACCGCGGATGCTGTGGAAAGGGAAAACAATGAATAAGTCTGAAATAAAGTTGTTGTTGGCTGATGTGGCTGCGATTGATAACCGTCGGGTTACTGAGGAGACGGTGAACGCTTGGTCTGGTGTGTTGGGTCATTTGTCGTTGCCTGTTGCGCAACGCGCACTGATCATGGCTCGCCAGGATGAGAAGGTTGAGTATTTGGAGCCTAGGCATATTGTGGGTCGCGCTCGTGACGCCCGTATGGCTCTTGATCAGAGTGCTGCCGATAGGTCTGTGGAGGCTTCTTGGCGGTCAGACCCGGAACCTATTTGTATCCCACATGAGTCAAGGATTACCAAATGTGATAAGTGTTGCGCTTTGTTGGCGAAGCAGACTGATGGTATGAGTATTGATGCGCGACACAGGTGGGCTATGCAGAACATCGGTTACAAAGTGGTGGAAAATGCCTAATCTCGGTAATGAGGCAACTGTAAGCGGGACTGATGTTTGGCTGACTCCACCACATATTTTGAAGGCGCTTGGCCCTTTTGATTTAGATCCGTGTGCATCTTTAAATCGTCCTTGGGATACGGCGATTAAGCATTTCACGATTGAGGATGACGGTTTATCCCAAGAGTGGATTGGCCGAGTTTGGTGTAATCCGCCCTATGGTCCGCCTATGGGTCAATGGTTGCAGCGTCTTGCGACACACGCGGGGGGGGGTCTGGCGCTCATCTTTGCCCGCACAGAAACAAAAGCTTTTTTTGATCATGTTTGGTCGAAGGCTGACGCAATTTTGTTTTTAAAAGGTCGGATTAGGTTTCATAAACCAGATGGAACACTAGGAGGAACGGCTGGCTCTCCTTCTGTCCTCATCGCCTATGGCAGAGACGAAGTGAAACGCCTAGAGGAGTGCGGTCTCGATGGAAAGCTTGTTTACCTTTAGAATGTCGAGGTGGCTTGGATTGAGTGTGAACGTTGTGGTTTCCGTTGGGACTCGGCAACCTCCAACCGGAACAACAGAAAATGTTTGTCGTGTCGTGCCACAAGGGCAAGAACAGTAAATAGTAGCCTTGGTAAATGTCATCCTTGGCACAACGATTTTGCTGAAGATGAGATTACCCCGGTTGACGAAGACGGTATGCCGGTGTTGACTGGGGTTAGAAAATGCGGTAAACAGGATTGTGTTAATCCTGAACATATAGAAAGGGAAATGTAATGGCTGTAGATGTGAAGTTCGAAGGTTACGTAAACGGGATTCGTGAGTTTGAGTGGGGTGTTGTTTACGATGTTGCCCACAACCAGATGTTGAAAGACGATCAGGGTGACTGGAAGGTTGATGGCAAGGACTATTTTTCGGTTACTGGTCCCGCCGGTTTTGCTGAGGGCGACAAGGTTGCTGTTGTTGGCCGTTTGAAGACGAAACTGTTTGAGAAGAAGGATGGCAGCAAGGGTGTCAGCTTGAACGTTCGTGCGAGCGAAATGTCGAAGGTTGAACGTCGTGGTGGCAACCCGCAGGATACCCAGCAGGCTCTTGACGGTGTTTTTGGTTCCGTGAAGAGTATCGACGACGAAGCACCGTTTTAAACTAGAATGTGGAACTTTTCTTCGAGGTTTACGGCATTGCCGCCCCGCAGGGTTCAAAGAAGTCGATTGGGCATGGGCGCTTTATTGAGGCTTCTAAAAAGCTTCCGGCTTGGCGTAAAAGGGTCAGGGAGGCGGCTACAGATGCTGTCGGTTCTGCGAACTGGGTTACGCTTGTTGGTCCTGCGGAACTCAGTGTCGTTTTTTTCTTACCTCGCCCGAAATCCGTTACCGCAACTAGACGGCCACTTCCCACGGTCCCGCCCGATATCGACAAACTGGTTAGAGGGGTCTTTGACTCTTGCACAGATGCGGGAGTCTGGGAAGACGATTCGTTAGTTTGTAAGATAAGCGCACATAAAATGTATGACGATGCGCGTGAACCTGGGGCTTCCATTACCGTTCGTTCTCTATTAGACTTGGGCGTGTCGCTACCTGGTGTGGCCGACAATCTTGTTTAGCGTTAGTTTTGGAAAGGCAAACAAATGCTTGAAGATATGGTTCCACCGTCAAAGTCGGCCCGGTGCAAGATGGGGCGAATTTATGATTCGGTTGACGAGAAGGATCAACAAGTTTTAGATAAAGCTTTGGAATCCTTAAATGCTTGGTCGTCTAAGGGTTTGGCGAGGGAGCTTACTAAGCGTGGTTTGGCTATCACAGAAGGGCCGCTGTCTTTGCATCGCACAAAGTCTTGCGGATGTTATAGAAGCTGATGCTTGATGACTTGCAACCAGCAAGAAAGGTAGAAGCGCCTACCGGTTTCCGTCCAGCTATCGAATTTGACGGTGCCGAGGGTCTGGCTACCACGGAGGGTCTAGCTGATCTTCCAAACTTTAGTGACTTTCTTGCGGACAGGGGTTATTCTCCTGACGAGTATGAGGTCGTTGGGTCGCCTCGTACTTCGCAGTGGCAACGATGGGACGGGGAGTGGTTAACCTCATATCGTTTTCACTTCCGCAAGAAGGTCGCTGATGTTGACTTGCCAACGTTGTATGCGCAAGCTAAAAAGTTTAAGAAGAGTAAACCGCCTGTAAATAAGAAGGCGACAAGGACTTACGTTATTTGCCCCGCTGATTTCCAGATCGGTAAGGGGGGTTCCCGTGGTGGACATCTTGAATCGATTGAGCGTATTCATGCAGCGTATGAGCGTGTTGAACAAAAGTTAAAGGCCGGCAACTATGACCACATTGTCATCTTGGATATGGGCGATATTTTGGAGGGGGTGAATAACAAGGCTGACATGGATCAGTTGATTACGAATACTCTTAGCCCGATGCAGCAAACAGATGTTGCGGCGGCGTTGATTTGGGATTTGTTGAAGATGGCGTCAAAGTATGCCCCGTTGACTTACGGTTCGGTTGCTTCTAACCATTGCCAGTTCCGTGTGAACAAGGCCGCGGTGGGTAGACCGGGCACGGACGATTGGGGCATTGTCATTCTTCAGCAGTTGCGTCGCCTCGCCACAGAAGTTGGTTTGCCTGTAGAGCGTTGGCTTGTTCCCCAAGCTCACGATGAAGGGTTCGCGTTTGACGTGTTCGGTGACGGCTCACACATTCTTGGTGCGATCCACGGACACCAGGTTGCCAGGCCCGATGCTTTCCAAAGCTTCTGGACTAAAGCCGTATTCAACGACACCTACTTGGCGGCAGCAACAGTCATGGTCACGGGTCACTTCCATCACCATAGGGTCGAACAGTTCTCCGGCAGTGAGGGTAGAGAGCGTTGGTGGGTCCAAGCTTCCACAATGGATAACGGGTCGGACTGGTACACCAGGATGAGTGGGGGAGGCGGGGACTCAACACCCGCAATTACCTGTTTCGAGTTGGAGAAGGGTGTGCCCTTCCGCGGCAAGATTGATTTGCTGTAACTCACCACATTTGTTGCTTGCTTTTATGTGACGGAAGGTGTTTACTATGAGTAACACGTCAAAGACTTGTTTGGAGGAACAATGAGTAGGGAGCAGCAACTATTACAGGTGGCGAGTAGTTATTCGCAGAAGCTTGGCAGTATGAAAACTCACCCGCCAGTTGAGAAGCGTTACAGTAACCAGTCTAAGGATCGTATTGCGACTTCGATGAGGACTTACTATAAACAGGTTTCGGCCTTGTTGGTGCCGGAAGGTAACAAGTAGAACAGTCTTCCATGGGATTGTTGTTCCTTGAAATATAATTAAATATCGGTCAACAAAAAAAAGGGGGGGCCACGTCCATGCGAGGCTCCTCCTTTTTGTTGTTTAGGGCGCGTTCTGGGTTCGACTGTTTGTAAAGCCCTTCACGGGAGCAGGCAGGAGCAGAGTTCGATTCTCTGCGCGTCCACAATGTTCGGTCAAAAATTTATTCGGTTAGAAAAAGTTTCTGGGGAAAACAAAATTTGGCAAGTTTTTGAGTTTGCTGGGTAAACTCTTGATATGAGTAACTTTCGGCAACCGTGTCTGGATTGTGGCCGTGTGACCCGTAATGGTTCTAGGTGCCCTGAACATCAGCAGTCCCGTGATCGTTATGTGGATATGGCGAAGGCTGCCCGTAAGAGGGCGACGGGGCAATACGCTGGGGATTACCGCAAACGCGCTCAGGCTGTGCGGGAAACAGCGAACATTTGTTGGTTGTGTGGTGGCGGTGCTAGGCCTAACGACCCTTGGCAAGCCGATCACGTTGTTCCTGGTGATGCTAATTCGCCGTTGGCTCCGGCTCACCGATCTTGTAACGCGGCTCGGGGCAACAAGTTTTAGTTCGATTCGACTCGGCTAAATTCGGTTAAGAAGTGTCTTAGGCGGACACAGATTTGGGCAGTCTGTGAGTTTTGTCGAACATTTGTTCGAAGGCGCGGCCTTTGATAACGGTTTGGTAAACAAGGGCCGCCGATCCTTGACACGCGTGTTCCCAGCGCTTACCGTGTGTGTTATCCGCGCTAGACGCGGCACAGAAAGGAAATGAAATGACAGTAGAAGCAACGCTGGGGAAGGCTGATTTGGCAACACGCTCAGACGCCCAACTAGCGCACCGTTTAGAACAACAGTTTGACGCTATTTGGCGTTTAGGTGATCGTGACGAGTGTTCTATCAAGCACATAGGTCACGCTATGGCAGCGCTAATAGTGACTGGCGACTGGAGGAAAGCCATTGACTATGACGCGCCTTGGGGTTCGTTAGGTAATAGTGATTACTTTGACGCTAATCCAGAACAGGCGCAGCGCTTTGCCGACTACTTTGAAGACGCTTACGGTTGGTCGCCCGAGACTATGCGACAGAAGCACCGTGAACTGTTTGAGAAGTGGGACAAGGTGATCGACACGGTGGCCCGGATTGACAATATCGAACGGGTCGAAACGCGGATCGTGCCGCTTGTGAAGCATTCTTTCTATATTCTCGCTTACTTGGAGGATTACCGTGGGGAACTGGAGGCACGCGCATGAGTTACGCTGAGCCGATTGATCTTGCTATCGTCCAGGAAGTATTAGACGATCTGGAAGACTGTAACTTTCACGCGTTATGCGATCTGTTGGCTTACGCCTACGGGTTGCCGCGCAATCTTCCGCATGAAGTGTCAAGCGAAGCCTATGACCGTGCCAAGAACTATCTAGTTGATTACCGCATGAATAGGTTTAGCGCCGGTATGGTGCCGTGCCCTAAGCATGAAGGGGCGTATGACTGTACGCCGTTTTGTGAAGTGTGCGAAGGCGATCAAGAAGTATCGGCGGCGGTATGAGCGTGTGGCGGATTGACTACACCTACGCGTGTTGGAAGTGTCCTACACGCCATGAGTCAAGTTACACGGTGAACGCCCGAAACATGGTGGTCGCGTTTGACGCTTGGCTTAGTGATCTTAGGGCTGACTTTGGCGGCACTTGGGATTATGACCCGCAACTAATAACAATCAGAAAGGAAACACAATGAGCCGTTACTACGGGGATTATGCTTTCCCGATATCAGAAGAAGAAGACAACCAAACTATCCACAAACTAATGAAGGAAAACACAATGAAAAAATATGAAGTGACCGGATATCTACAAATACCCGTTTTTGTGACTGTGGAAGCCGATAACGCGGCGGAAGCGTTGGAGAAGGGTAGCGATGAAATAGAAATGGGCTTTGGTACTCAAGGCGAACAGTATTGGCAAGACGAATACTCTGTGTGGGATATGGAAGCAGATCGTCCCGCCGACAATGAGATCGATTACAACCTAGTAAGGGAAACGAAATGAACAAGACAAAAACCTATCCGCTTGGGCTTGTGGGCGGTGACAACTACAACCAGTTAGTCGATCTGTTGCAGCGACTGTGTACCGGTGAACCCGTAGGCACTGAAGAAGATGAAATGTTTGCCGGCGGTTTATTGAAATACACGTTGGTAGACAACCAGTGTTGTGAAGGCTCTCACTTTGACAGTTTGCTTTCCGACTTTGGTTATGAAAAGAAGGGGGGGTCACATGTTTAGGCCCGAAATGTTTATGAAACCCGAATACGCCACCGTGGAAGAAGGATCACCGGAAGCGTGGAAGGTCACACTCACCAACTTTGGTAAAGGGTTGGTCTGGGTTGCCTGGATTACTGTGGGCATGGTGGCGGCGTGTTTCTACTTCATCTGGATAGTCATTGCTAGCACCTTCAAGATAGGAAATTCCTAATGGGTATGGTCATGGACTTTATCAAGTCACTACTAGAACAGGAACCTAATTACACGCCTGAAGAACGCCGTATGGCTGATTGGGCTAACGCGGTAACAAGCGACAACTGGGTTCTGTTACACAAGTACCGTATGGAAGAGAACCTAGACACGGGTGATTTCTTCATGCGGGTTGCTGAAGGTTACGCTCACGCTTATGCGGCGGGCCGTGAACCAACACGTAACGCTGATTGGAGTGCCTTCAAGAAAACGTTGGAGAACCTTCATCACCCGCTTATGGCTGACGCGGTGAAGTATCGTCACGATCACCGGACGGGGAGGGTGTGATTTTCGGTAAAACAAAAAATTCGGTTAAGTTGTTTCTATGGGAGGCACAGATTTGACGAGTCTGTGTGCCCGCTGAACGGTTCGAACGTTTGTTTCGAACACTTGTTCGATAAGGTTAGGCTTACCTAACTTAGACGGCCGCGGGGGTGCCAGTAGGTGCCCCCG